ATGGCTGCAAATATAGCAACCTTTTTAGCAAGCCCATCAAGTGCAAATCTTGCTACAGCAATGACTGACGAGACAGGCACAGGTGCATTAGTATTTTCTACTACTCCAACATTGGTAACTCCAGTTATAGGTGTAGCGACAGGTACAAGTCTAACTGCAACTGGGATTATTGCCTCAACAGGAACTGCTGGTGTAGGATATGCAACTGGTGCAGGTGGTGCTGTTGCTCAAGGAACTAATAGAACTACAGGAGTCACATTAAATAAAACAACTGGTTCGATTACATTATTTAGTGCAGCAGGAACAACTGCAGCAACAACTTTTACAGTAACGAATAGTACTGTTGTAGCGACTGATGTAATTATTCTGAATCAAAAATCAGGTACAGATTTATATGATTTGATGGTAACTAATGTTGCTGCAGGTAGTTTTAATATTACTTTTAGAACTACAGGTGGTTCAACTACAGAAACTCCTGTATTCAACTTTGCAGTGATCAAAGGTGTAGTTGCATAATGGCAACAAAATCTTCTGTTAATAGTGCTGGTGTATATACAAAACCGACTATGCGTAAAAAA